CTGTATGGCCATCAGCGTATGCATCAGGTGCATTAGTCAAGTGTCGTAAGGTAGGTGCTGCAAACTGGGGAAATAAATCAGAAGAAGTTGTAAATGAATTAGATACAACAACATTACATAGTTACGTCACCAAAGCATCATCTGACGCAGTTAAGACAGGAGTTGATGCTGGTATTGCAGGTATGGCGGGAAAAGATAAGAAGAGAGATAAAAAGTTAGATAAGGCATACAAGAGATCAAGAGGAATCAATCGTGCTGCTAGTAAGTTAGCAATAAGAGCAATCAGAAAAGAAGAAACACTACCAGAGGCAAAGGTAGATAAAGGTCGTTCTGATTATGGTAAGGCATCTATCAGAAATTATAGAAGAATGGGCCCAGGCCATGATGATCCTGGTATGTTTGATCCAGAAGGTAAGAGAGGAAAAGCAATTGAGAAACGTAGAGAAGAGCATAAGGCAAGAAGAGGTGTCAAGGGTGCAAAGGTTCCTGCATATAAAGTAGATGAAGGATCATCTTATGGTTTATATAAAGGATCTGGAAAACCAGGTGGTGCAATGAAAGATTTTCTTGATAAGAAAGCAAAGAAATTAGAAAAGCAAAGAGCATCACAATCTGATGCTGCTAAAAACAATCCACATTTTGATAGCACACAACCATCACCATCAGGTAGAAATAAGTATGAAGAAGTTAAGTTAGATTTCAATGAAAAGAGAAATCTTGGTGATAGAATGGAAAGAAAAATGAAATTGATGAAAAAAACAACTGCTAAAGCAATGGATTTTGCTAGAAATGAAGGTGAAGCATCTGGTCACGCAAGATATAATATGGGCAGACTTGGCAATGAAATGGAAAAACTTGGCAAAAAAAGAAGAGAAGCAAATGAAGAAAAATCATTTCAACAGTTTCAAGAGAAGTGTTGGCCAGGTTATGAGAAAAAAGGAATGAAGACAATGTTCGGAAAAAGATATCCAAACTGTGTTAAGAAGAAAAAATGAGAAACAAACCGTGGAACAATCAACTGGATAACAGAAACTATCTTTCTCCAGTTGGTTTTAAATTTGTAATCACAAAAGCACCAAAAGCAGATTTTTTTTCTAACTCAGCAAATATACCAGGTATCAATCTTGGATTTGCAGAGCAACCTACTTATCTAAAAAATATTCCTGTTGCTGGTGATAAATTAACTTATGAAGATTTTAATCTTACATTTTTTGTAGATGAAAATTTAGTTAATTATATGCAAGTTCATAATTGGTTAAAGGGATTAGGATTTCCTGAAAGTATTCAACAGTTTATAGATCTAAAAAAAGGTGATGAGTATACGCCAACTATAACTGCAAAAAATTCTTTAAATGAATATTCAGATGCAACTCTTATCATCTATAACAGCAATTTCAATGAGATATCAAAGGTTCATTTTAAAGATGTATTTCCAGTTTCACTCTCAACTATTGAGTTTGATGCAACTGCAGGAGATATCAATTACGTCACGGCCACAGCTACTTTTAAGTATTCTATATACAATATAGAAGTTATGATTTGATTTATGAATCTTGATGAAATTCAAGCATTATGGGATGAAGATTCAAAAATAGACCAAGATGAATTACACGTTGAGTCCACAAAGATTCCGTCCTTACATGCCAAATATTATAAAATTTATAATAACTTAAATCTTCTCAAAAAAATAGAGGAGAATAAGTTAAAACAGTTAAAAAGAGAGAAGTGGAGATATTATACTGGCAAGGCAGATCCAGAGATTTATATAGATAAACCTTTCGATCACAAAGTTATGAGACAGGATATGGATTTGTATCTAAGTTCTGATGATGATCTAATTAAAATTCAAACTAAGATGGATTACTATCAGGTAATGTTAAATTATCTGGATAGTATTCTTAAGAATATAAACAACAGAACTTTTCAAATAAAGAATGCTATTGAGTGGCAGAAGTTTATTCGAGGATACAGTGACTGATATTATCATCAAGAAAAAGAATGAAGTATATGTGACTGTAAAAGCAGAACCACATATTAATCAGGAGTTATCAGATCTTTTTACATTTGATGTGCCTGGTGCAAAGTTTATGCCACAATATCGTAGTAAGTATTGGGATGGTAAGATACGTTTGTATTCACCAGCCACAGGTGAGATATACGGTGGTCTTGTTGATAAGATAGTTTCTTGGGCAAAGAAGTCAGAGTATAGTTTAGAGTTTGAAAATAATCAGTTTTATGGTGCACCCTTTGAAGAAAATGAAATAATATCTCGTGAAGGAGTCAAAGAATATATGACTCGTATATCAAAATATAAACCAAGAAAATATCAGATAGATGCAGTTTATGATGCTCTTCGTTACAATCGTAAACTTTTAATCTCACCTACAGCATCAGGTAAATCATTAATGATCTATGCTGTTGTTAGATATTATGCAGAAAAAAATAAAAAGATACTGCTAGTAGTTCCTACTACATCTCTGGTTGAACAGATGTATAAAGATTTTGAAGATTATGGGTGGGACGCACAAAATTATTGTCATCGAATCTATGCGGGTAGAGAAAAGACAAATGAAAATCCTGTTACAATTACAACTTGGCAATCAATATACAAACTCAAAAGACCATTCTTTAAAGATTTTGAGGTAGTGATTGGTGATGAAGCACATCTTTTCAAATCTAAGTCACTTATAAGCATTATGACAAAGATGGATGCTGCTAAGTATAGATTTGGGTTTACTGGAACTTTAGATGGCACACAGACGCATAAGTGGGTCTTAGAAGGTTTGTTTGGGCCTTCTTACAAAGTTACACAGACAAAAGAGTTGATTGATAAGGGTCACTTATCTAAACTACAGATACACATATTAATTCTTAAACATAAACCAAGAAAGTTTGAATTATATGAAGAAGAACTACAACACATAATCACACATCAGAAAAGAAATAATTTTATTAAAAACCTAGTGATAGACTTAAAAGGTAACACTCTTGTGTTATTCAGCAGAGTCGAAGCACACGGTCAACCACTTTACGAACTCATAAATAATTCCATAAAAAATGACCGCAAGTTATTTTATGTACACGGTGGAGTGGATGCTGAAGAAAGAGAACAAGTCAGAGAAATCACGGAAACCGAAAGAAACGCAATCATAGTCGCATCTTATGGAACTTTCTCCACAGGAATTAACATTAAAAATCTTCATAACGTCATTTTTGCTTCTCCCTCTAAGTCAAGAATACGAAATCTTCAATCGATTGGACGGGTACTAAGAAAAGGAGATAGTAAAACACAGGCTGTTCTTTATGATATTGCGGATGATATCACGCATCTATCAAGAAGAAATTATACGTTGAATCATTTGATTGAAAGAATTAAAATTTACAATGAGGAAAAATTTAATTACGAAATAGTACAAATTGATCTAGGAGAGAAATGAAAAATAAAAAGAAAGAAGAACCACAAGATTTTTTAGCAGTCATCAAATTAGTTTCTGGTGAGGAAATAATTTCAACCGTAACTTCTTGTGAAGAAGAAGATCGAACTCTTCTACTTTTAGATACTCCTGTAATGTTTGAAAGTATGATGATAAGAAATAATGGAATAGGTGCAATCAAAGTTGTTCCTTGGATTCATGCTGCCAGCGACACGATTTTAATACTTGATATGGATAAAGTAATTACAATGTCTGAAGTATTTGATAAAGAAATAATTCGTATATACAACCGTTATCTTAATGACAAAGATCGGGAATCCAATGAATCTATTGTAACTAAAGATATGGGATATCTATCTACTGTAACTGATGCTCGAATCTTTCTAGAGAAACTATATAAGAAAGATAGCTAATATGTCTCTTAACCCTTAACAGAGTTATTGTACATAGATTTTGTTACTTTGTCAAGTCCTCTTGGCATTATTTTATATTTTGTGTTATAATTAACATAACTAGCGGAGATCGTATGCAATGCCTAGAACTAGAAAAAGGTCGGAACATTACGTAAATAACAAAGAATTTTTAAATGCAATCGTAATTTATCGTAATCAATGTAAGAGAGCAGAAGAGGCTGGTGAACCAAGACCTCGTATTACAAACTATCTTGGAGAATGTTTTCTTAAGATAGCAACACATCTATCATACAAACCAAACTTTGTAAACTATATGTTTCGTGAGGATATGATATGTGATGGTATAGAGAACTGTGTTCAGTATATCAAAAACTTTGATCCTGAGAAATCTTCAAATCCTTTTGCATACTTTACTCAAATTATACACTATGCTTTCCTTCGTCGCATTCAAAAAGAAAAACGACAAATGGATATAAGAGCAAAGATAATTGAAAGATCAGGATATGAAGAAGTGATGTCTGCTGATGGTAACTTTAATTCATCTGATTATAATACAATTAAGGAAAATATACAAGCAAAACAATATTCATGAAGATTGCCATTATTACGGATACACACATTGGTGCCCGAAAGAGTAGCAAAGTATTCCATGACTTTTTTGAAAAATTTTATGATAATATCTTTTTTCCTACGCTAGAGGAAAGAGGTATTACAACGTGCATTCATATGGGAGATGCATTTGATAATCGTAAAAATATTGATTTCTGGGCATTGAACTGGGCAAAGAAACATGTGTATGATAGATTCCAAAAGATGGGAATTAAAATATATCAATTAGTTGGTAATCACGATGTATATTACAAGAATACAAATGAGATCAATGCAGTTGAATCTCTATTAGCTGATTATGATAATATTGTTTCAATCTCATCAGCTGGATCATATAAGATAGGTAAAAGTAATTTCTTTATGATACCTTGGATATGTGCAGATAATTATGATGAGACTAAAAGTAAGATAAGTCGAACTAAATGTAAAGTTGCTTTTGGCCATCTAGAGGTAAATGGTTTCCAAGCACATCGAGGATTTGTGATGGAACACGGAATGGAAAAATCATTCTTTGATAAGTTTGAAACAGTTTTTTCTGGGCACTATCATACTCGTTCAAATGATGGTAAATTTTTCTATCTAGGTAATCCATATGAAATGTATTGGAATGATGTGAATGATCGAAGAGGATTTCATATATTTGATACAGAAACATATGACTTTGAATTTATCGAGAATACTTACACTATCTTTGAAAAAGTTTACTATGATGATACAAATGCAACTCTATTCAATGCAACCAAATTCAAAGATAAGCACGTAAAGGTTATCGTTCGTAAGAAAACAAATCAATTACAGTTTGAAAAGTTTCTTGATAAGATAATTAAAGTCGGAGCAATTGATGTTAAAATTGTTGAAAACTTTGCACTTAACGATGAAGAAGTAGATTTTTCAAAAGATGAGGGTGAAGATACATTAACAATTTTGAATAAATATATCGAAGACTCGGATTTTGATTTAAGCAAAGAAATTGTAAAAAACTTAATGAAGGAAGTCTATCAACAAGCCTGCGAGATGGACTAATGTTTATTTTAACTGTATCAGGACAAGAAAGAGAAGGAGCGTATGCTGTCACAGATCCAGATGGTGAGAGAGCATTATACCTTTTTGAAGAGGAAGATGACGCTGAAAGGTATGCAGGTTTACTTGAAGCAGAAGACTATCCAGAGATGTGTGTTGTAGAAATTGAAGATACGGTTGCAATTTCTGCCTGTTACCAGTATAATTATAGATATGTCATTATTAAACCTGATGATTTTGTAATTCCACCAATAGATTATGATAATATTCAAACAGATAAGATGGCGTAACTTTTTATCTACAGGAAACCATTTTACTGAAATTGATTTTATAAAAGCACAAACTAACTTAATCGTAGGAACAAATGGAGCAGGTAAAAGCACTGTTCTAGATGCTCTTACTTTTTCTTTGTTTAATAAACCTTTTCGTAAGATTACAAAATCACAGTTAGTTAATGCTGCAAATGAAAAAGATTGTATTGTTGAGATAGAGTTTTCAACACCAGGTTTTGAATGGAAAATAGTGCGAGGTATAAAACCAAATGTATTTGAGATATACAAAGATGATCAACTTCTAGATCAAAATGCTGCAGCTAATGATCAACAGAAATGGTTGGAAGAGAATGTACTGAAGTTAAATTATAAATCATTCACTCAGATCGTAATATTAGGTAGTGCATCTTTTGTTCCTTTTATGCAATTGAATGCACCAAATCGTAGAGAAGTGATTGAAGATATCTTAGATATTAAAATATTTTCTGCAATGGGATTGTTATTGAAAGAAAGAGTTAGATCTACAAATGAAAGAATCAGAGAACTCACTATCAAGAAAGATTTAACTGATGAAAAAATAGATATGCAAAAATCATTTATCAGTGATTTAGAAGAGACTGGAAAAAAAGATATTGAAAAGAAAAAAGAAAAGTTGGAAAATATATTTGTAGGTATTGGAACTCATCGTCAAACAATTGAAGAGACAGATAAAAAATTAAAAAGTGTCAATGATAACATAGAATCT